AGGAACCGCCGCTGGCAGAACAAGCAGATCGCTGCCGGTAGATGCGCGATCTGCGCCAGGTTGGCCGTGCCGAATCGGACGCGATGCGAGATTTGCGCGGAAAACAACAGGGTATATCAGAGGCAATACAGAGCAAAGTAAAACAAAAAAGAGATGAAGAATTTACAATACGAAACTTTTATTTTGAAAAACACACAATTTGGCGACTGGCTTCAATGTGATTTGATTCGAATTGAAGAAAAGCGCGCATGGTGGAAATCTCAGAAATACAGATTTCTAAGCGCCACCCAGGCTGGTCCTTGGATGTTCAATGCATCGGATCGGGCAAAAGGGGCAAAGCAAAGAGTTTTTCGAGAATTGATAGACCTATCGCTTGGCAGAAACAAGACAATTCCATTTAGGTCTTTTCACATGGAGCGCGGAATTGCGCTTGAGGAGCAGGCTGAAGCTTATTTTTCCAATTTTCTTGATACCCAGCTTTTAAAGGTCGGCCTTTGCAAATCTTATCATGGTCTTTTTTGTTGTGTGCCAGATGGTTTAATGATGCAAGACAAAAGCGGATTTGAAGGCAAGGCTCCAAGCAAATTTAAACATCTTGAATATTTGAAAAACGGAACCCTGCCGAATCAATATCTTTATCAAGTGCATTTTTGCATGGCTGTAACTGGGGCCGAATCGTGGTGGTTCCAAAGCTGGCATCCAGAAGAATTGCCGCTAACACTTAAAATTGAAAGATCATCGTTTACTGAGTCGCTTTTTAGCCGCGCCGTTGAGTTATCTGGTGAGCTTTTAGAAGAAATGGACAAAGAGCATCAAATCGCAAATAACTAAAATGGAAACGGATTTATTGTTACAGGATTTGTTTAAATGGGCTGCCTCGAAAAGCGAGGCATCTGGACAAAATTTCAACCTCGCTGTCGAATTCGATAAAATGAACTTAGAGCATCGCATCAATGTTATTAATGCGATGCGTGAAAAGATTCACCAATGCTCGCCATTTAAATCTGAGCCAGTTGATTTTGTGAAATGGATTCCATCTTTGCAGGTTAGGGCCAATGACTACAACCCTAATAGTGTTGCGCCGCCGGAAATGGAACTGCTGCGCCTCTCAATTGCGGAAGATGGCTATACCCAGCCAATCGTTACCTTTGAGGACGGAGATTCTCGCGAAGTTGTCGATGGGTTCCACCGGCATCGAGTTGGCAAAGAGTGCGCCGACATCGCCTCAAGGATCAACGGATACCTTCCTGTTGTGGCGATCAACGAATCGAGAACCGACAAGGGCGATCGCATTGCTGCGACAATTCGACACAATCGGGCGCGAGGAAAGCATAAGGTTGATAGCATGTCTGATATTGTTGTCGAGCTGCGCCGCCGTAATTGGGCCGAGGAAAAAATCGCGAAACACCTTGGCATGGACCCAGACGAAGTTTTGAGGCTTACGCAGATTTCCGGCCTCGCTGAAATGTTTGCAGATCAAGAGTTTTCAATGTCTTGGGACGTTGAAGATGCAGACGAAACCGAATTTTCTATTGAGGATGAAGAGAATTTACCACACCTGGGATAAATGGGAGTGCTACCCGGCTGGCTTTTACGAGCAGCTTCCTCCAAACGGGATAAGCAAAAGCCAAGCCGTTGAAGCGTATCGGGAATTTTTGGCAGATATTCCTAGATTTGAACGTGCTTTAATCGGAGTGCTGGCGGAATGGAAGAATTCTTGCGAGCATTACCTATCCAATGAAAACATGAACCGAATCGCATGGCTAGGGCAGGCCGCCATGTGTATTGATTCTGGTGTTCCATCTTCATTCCGTCCCGGCTACAACCTTTTGACTGAGGAGCAAAAATTTTCAGCGGATTCAATGGCGCTGAAATACTTAAACATATGGCTTACTGAACGCGGCGAAGAGCAAATTCCCGGCATTGAATTGGCTGGATCAAAAACCAAAGCAAATCTTTACTAATGAGCAAATTAAAACAATACAGAAAGCAGAACGTTTATTCTGCAGCGGTTGAGCGAATTGCGTATGCGTTTGACAACTTTGAGAAGATCTACGTGTCTTTTTCTGGCGGTAAAGATTCTTCCGTCATGTTCCACATGGTCGCAACGGAGGCCATTAAGCGAAAGCGCAAAATTGGCGTGCTTGTGATTGACTTAGAGGCTCAATACAACATGACAATTTCCCACGTAGCCGAAATGGTGGAAATCTACCGCGATCATATCGACCTTCATTGGGTTTGCCTGCCAATGCTTTTGCGCAATGCGGTTTCCAATTTTGAACCCAGGTGGTGCTGCTGGGATCCTGATGTTAAAGATTTGTGGGTTCGCGAAATGCCAAATCTTGGAGGCGTCGTTTCCGATCCCGCTGCCTATGACTTCTTCCTCCCCAAGATGGAGTTTGAGGAGTTTATGGTGCTTTGGGGTCAGTGGTATTCTGGTGGAGCGCCAACTTGCGGCATGGTTGGAATCCGGGCCGATGAGTCGCTTAATCGATTCAGAACCGTCACATCGAAGACTAAAGAATGTTTTGATGATCGGAAGTGGACAACTAAAGTTTCCGACAACCTTTATAATGGATATCCAATTTACGATTGGAAAACCGAGGACATTTGGAGATTTCACGCAAAAAACGCAAATATGCCATTTAACCATACCTACGAATACATGCACAAAGCTGGGCTGACCGTTCACCAGATGCGACTTTGCCAACCCTACGGGGACGATCAGCGAAAGGGGCTTTGGCTTTACCACATTCTTGAGCCGGAGACCTGGTTCAAGGTGGTCTCCCGAGTCAGCGGGGCAAATGGTGGCGCTCTTTACGTTACCGAAAGTGGCAATATGACAGGATATCGGAAAATCAACAAGCCAGCTGGGCATACTTGGAAATCCTTTTGCGAGCTTTTACTGTCGTCGCTACCCGAGAAGACCAGGCGCCATTACATGTCGCGCTTTTGCGGATTCATTAAGGGATGGAAATCGCGCGGATACGTTGACGGAATTCCCGATGAAGCTCCGCACATTCTGGAAACCAAAATGTGGGCACCGTCATATCGAAGGCTTTGCAAAGTGCTTTTGCGCAATGACTGGTGGTGCAAGGGGCTTGGGCTTACTCAACCAAAGTCGGAAGCGTATGAGAAATATCTTGAGATCAAAAAGAAGCGAAAGCGTGCGGTCGTTGAGACAGATAAAGAGCTTGGCGTTGAATAACCCTTGCGAATTTGAATCATTTTGTTGAACCTAAAAAGCCGACCGTATCGGCACGGAGTGAGACCCGTAAAAATGAATGCTTTGAAACAGTCCTCGTCCCTCCATCGCGCCGGTGCATTCGCCGGGTCTCACCGCGATGGGTGGGCGAGGGCTTTTTTGTGCCTATGAATAACTATTCCAAAAAACTCAAACACCCGCGATGGCAAAGGCTGCGGCTGGAAGTTATGGAGCGCGACGATTGGAAATGCCGACTTTGCTTTTCAGAAGGCTCAACCCTTGCTGTCCATCACAAAAAATACACTGGCGAAAATCCATGGGATGCAGATTCCCGCGACCTGGTGACGCTCTGTGAGGATTGCCACACCACGATGCACGAAGACAACCTTAAGAGCATGCCGCCCCTTGTGGAGTCATTCTACAAGGCCGTGACGCAGGCCCGACTTACCAACGACAGCAAAACTTTGATCCGATGGATTGAGGTTGCCAGTAAGCGGTTTTTGTCAGCTTGCGATGAAATGGAGCTTGCCATTGTCCCGCTGCAATCCCGGCTGTTGCACCTAATCGAAAGGGAGGCAACCAAATGAGTGACCCGATTTACAAAATCAAGGATTGGCAAAGGCATTTTGAAAACAACCGATCCCGAACGGTCGAGAATCTGCGCTGGGTTTGTGTTCCCAACAAGCACGACGGCGAAGGTTTTGCGACCGTCATGGAGCAGGAAAACGCCGCCGAATTGTTCGCCGCTTGGGTTTTGATTTTGCAGGTGGCATCCAAGTGTCAGGAGCGTGGCAGCCTTGTGCGGGAGGATGGCACTCCCCTGACAGCCCGAGCAATGGCAGTGAAGACAAGAGCGCCGGAATCTTGGTTTAAGGAAGCGTTTAAGTTCTTCATTACCAAAGTGAAGTGGATAGACTGTCAGGCAATTGACACCCAACTGTCAGTCAACTGTCAGGCAGGTGACACCCAAGTGACGAAGAAGGAAGGGAATAGAAGGGAAGGGAATGGAAGTGAAGTGAAGAGAGCGAGCAAGGCTCGCCCACAAACCCGCGAGGAGTTTGATGCCTTCGTCCAAGAGGTTGGCCTCTACCCTCGCGATGCCGAGGCGACATGGAATAAATTTGAGGGCAACGACTGGACCAACGGCGGCAAAAAGATCGCCTGCTGGAAATCGACCGTCAGGGCTTGGAAGGCATCGGGCTACATGCCGACCCAGAAAAGCCCGTCTGATTACGAGCCGCAATGGCCAAGAGCGCAATCCGCCGCTGAGACAGCCCCTGAAGAAGAGGACGACCTCATGGCCAAGCTGCTGCGGCTGAAGGAGGCCGAGGCGCGAGAGGCGGCAGGAGATCACCCAGATTACTGGACCGACGAAGAACTCGAAAAAGAGGAGGCCGGATGCTTCTAACCGTTTCAGACCTCTCCGAGCAACTCGTCAGCAGGATTGAGGAGCTTGCGCCAATGCTCCTCCCCGGTGGTCGCAAGCACGGCAACGAGTGGATCTGCGGTGACCTCTCAGGCAACCCTGGTGATTCGCTCAAACTCACGATGACGGGAGGACACGCAGGCCAATGGAGAGATTGGGCCACCGACGACCACGGCGATCTTGTGGACCTCTGGCGTCTCTCTCGAGCAATTTCCGCAGGGGAGGCCGTTTCTGCGGTCAGGACATACCTTGGCATCTCCGAGCCTGTCAGACAGCATGAGAAGCGGGTTTACGGCCACGCTCCCGCAATCAAGTCTGAAGCGCCATCACCAAACGGTCGCGCCTACGCTTGGTTGACCCAAACGCGGAAGTTGAAGCCGGAGATCATCGAGAGGCTGAAAATCGAGATCGACACAGAGCGGAAGGCCATTGTTTTCCCGTGCATCTCTCCGGCTGGCGAGATCATCAATCGCTCATATCGGACGCTGGGCGAGAAAAAGAAGGTGTGGCAGGACAAAGACTGCGCCCCGAGTCTTTTTGGATGGCAAGCCATTACCGAGTCCAGCTACCGATCAAAGACAATCCTGCTCTGCGAGGGTCAGATCGACGCAGCCACATGGCATCAATGGGGAGTTCCTGCACTCTCTGTTCCCAACGGCACGGGCGCGACGTGGGTGGAATTCGAATGGGACAACCTCCAAGCCTTCGATTCGATCTATCTGGCCTTTGACCAAGACGAGGCCGGGAGGAAGATCGGTGACATGGCGGTGACGCGCCTTGGAAAGCATCGTTGCTTCATCGTCGCGATGCCCAAGAAGGACGCGAACGATTGTCTGCTGGCTGGATTTACCGCCGAGGACGCACGCGATTGGGTAGCGAACGCAAAGCGCCCTCGCATCGAGCGATTGGTGACGACGGCGGAAATGGAGGATCGCCTTGTCGAGGATGTGAAGCCAAAGCCCGAGCCGTTTTCGATGCCGTTCCTAAAAATGGATTGGCACAATGGAGATGGCTTTTACTTCCGCCCAGGTGAGCTGACCATCTGGGGCGGCTTTTCGCACGCTGGCAAGTCTACTATGCTCAACTTCATGGTTGCCCAGCTGTTGGGTGCAAGGATTCCCGTCTTTATCGGCTCTTTTGAGATCCGCGTTGAAACTCAGCTTCGGAAGATGCTGTCGGTGTTCTACGGAAAAAGGAACATCAACGAAACTGCTGCGCGTGAGTTTGCGAGGAACGTAGGTGAAAGCATTGTCTTTTCCGATGTTGTCGGCTCGATCACCAAGGATTCGCTGATGGAGATGATGTGGTTCTCACACCGCCGCTATGGGACGAGCCATTTCGTCATTGACTCGTTGATGCGCGTGCAGGGCTTGGAAGAGGATTACCCAGCCCAAGGAGAGTTTTGTAATCGCCTCCAAGACTTTGCCAAAGAAACGGGAAGTCATCTACATCTGGTTGCACATTTAGCAAAGCCAGCGCAAGATGGAGCAAGACCTAGCATGTATGCCATCAAAGGCTCAAGCTTAATGGTCAACAATGCAGACAACGTTCTGCTTGTCCTCCGCAACCCTGAGAAAGAGAAGAAGCGCAAGGCCGGAAAACTGACGAGCGAGGAAGAGCGGTCTATGCACGACTCCGAGATCATTGTTGAGAAGCAGCGCGAAACCGGATGGCTTGGCATGTTCAAACTCAATTTCGATTCCGCTAGATTCCGATTTACAGAATTTGATTCAACCAAAGTAATGCAATGAGAACAGCAAACATCAACGTCACCAAAATCGACAAGACCGCCCTTTACGAAGGGAAGAACGGCAAATACCTGAGCCTGGTCTTCTTCGACAACAAGGAAGGGCCGGACCAGTTCGGCAACGATGGCTTCGTCACGCAGGATCTGGGCAAGGAGCGTCGCATGGCAGGGGAGAAGGGGCCGATCATAGGCAACTGGAAGGAGGTTGGAACTAAGGGGCCGACTCCCGCGCAAGCTGTTTCGAATACGACTGCAAGCACGGCGGAAGATGATTCGATACCGTTTTGATTACGCGGTTTTGATA